CTTCCAATCTTTATACCAATCAGTTGCTGGTATAGTAGTACCATTACCATCAACTACAAATTTAGGTGCTGGGTCAGTTAAACTAACACGCATAGAGAATACTGATAATCTTTTCTCTAATTTTTCTACCTCAGTTGTACTTAAATGTCCCATTTCTATTCCTTATTTAGCCTTATAATTCTTAAGTTTTTCTTTATCAATGTTATTCCTTGTTTCATTTTGCGTAATTATAGTTTCTAACCTAGAGTTCATATCTGTATTATTTAGTAAACTCGTTGGATAGCTAGCATTTGTATTTAGAGATTGTATTGGATTTGTACCTAATGAAAATTTATCTCGTTCAAATCCTAAATCTTTTATTTTACCTTTTGAGTCAAAAGGGCCATTTTTGTTGTATTCACGTCTGTCCCTAGACTCCTTAGTCATGCTCTCTGCCCATTCTTCAAATTGTGAACCCATTTCAATTGGTAGCGTTACAGCAACAGCCTTAAGAAGCTTTCCTATAATTAATGGTAATCTCCAAATCAAACCAGCTATTGATTTGATAAGTCCATCCTCAATTGCTAACCCTAACTGCTCACCAAAACCCTCAAATTCCTTAATAGCTTGTGCTCTTGCTGACTCAGATCCAGTAAATATAGCTGTGATTAGACCTTGTACTTTTTCTATTTTAGGTTGAATTAATGCTAATACTTGTACGAACTTATCTCCCCATGCACTTATAACACCGGTATCTTTTAATATAGCAATCCAATTAACAAACGAAGTGATAATGTTATTTAAAACTACAAAGAATCTTGAAGAAAATTCAATTCTCATCGCCTTAAATATTGTTTTTAATCGGAGGAATGAGTCACTAAGTTCTTCTGCTTTTTTGATATCTTTTTCACTTAATACAAAACCCAATTTATCAGCTTCTTTTTTTAAATCAGCTATACCTTTTGCACCACCCTCTAAATAAGGTATTAATTTTGGACCAATTTTACTACCAAATACGTCTGAGGCTAATGCTGCACGTGTTTGAGCATCTTCAAAACCAGATAGTGCTATAGTAAACATATCTAATTGCTGTGTTGGTGTTTTACCTTTCAAATCACCTAATGAAATCCCTAATTTATCAGCAGCAATTACAGCAGTAGATAATTCATCCTTTAAATCTTCAATAAAATTGAACATTTTAAGCATACCTTTTTCAAGGTTTTTTGCTGGGTTTTCTACACCAGATAAATCTAAAGCAAATGAGATACGTTGTAATTCTTTTATATCAGCGCCTAAACGTCTAGCCATTTTCCCGAAAGAATCACCATACGTAACAGCCTCTACTATACCCTTCTTAAAAGCATAACCAATGGCAACAACACCAGCAATAACAGCAGCGGCAGCAATTGCAAACCCTGCTGCTATTTTACTAGCAACACCCCCAACACTGTGACCAAATGCTTTAATTTTAGCCGAAGCTGTCATGAGTCCAACTTTCGTTTTATCTAATGCACCTACAATTAACTGTAATGATTTACTTGCCATCATTCTTCCTTATTTTTGAAATATGTTTATTGAATTGGATCATAGATAAAATAGATGGATCGTTATTATCAATTTGTTCTGTATCTGTTTGCTGATGTATAACACTATTTATTAACGCATTTATATTGTCCCAAGATTTTCCCCACAACCAATAATCAGCACTTTCTCCACAATTTGCTATTAACCATGCAATAATAGGTGTTGTACCCTCATCTTTATTCACCATAGTTTCATCAAGATGTTGTTTCTTAAAATTAATCAATGGTACTAAATTTAACTTAGATGGATGTGAAATTACCTGTTCATACAAGTCAATTAAAATAGTTATTGGTTCTATATTATTAACATTATCACTATTTGCAGATAATTTATATAGTTCTTCTTCTGTAGCACTGATTGTTTTTGCCCACTTATAGACGACTTTTCTACACTGTTTTGCATTCTTAAATATAAATTTATCAGGATATCTAGAGTGTCCCATAGCATAAAATACAGCTAAATTGAATGCTTCTAAATCGTTTTCAAACCATTCTTTAGCATCAGTTTTTAACCAAACTCTAGCACCAATAGTCAATGGAAAGATTTCAGTATTACCACAATATTTACCAGAATGTTCTAATAGCTTCTGGTCAGATATTTTATCAGTTTTTAGTGCTAACTCTTCCAAAAAAATAGCATCGTCTACCGAAACTACAATTTTCTCATTTTTGAGAGTGTTTAGTGCTTCTCTAGTTAGACGATGCATTTTCTGCTTCCTTCTTTTGTTTTAATTTTTTAAATCTTTCTCTTCGCTTATGACATCCACCGCACCCTCTTTTTTTTTAGCAATTCCACCACCCTTAACCCTTGCTAATTCATCAAGGATTCGTTTTTCGTGGTCTGCATCAATAGAAGTTAAACGGTGAAAACCATCCATAATGTGTTTAAACATTACTCTTGCAAATTTATCCATAGTTATCTCCTTGTTACTCTCTTAATACAATTCTCTCTGCCGTAACAGACGATTTATCAAAATCTTCGTTAGAATCGTCGTAGCTGTATGATGTAATAGTCCAAAGAGCAATAGCCGGTATACTAGAAATGGTTCCAACATAATTACATGTCAAAGTTTCAATTCCACCTATAGATTGCCCTACGAAGTGATTTCCCTCATTGCACTCAGCGTCGATATGGTCAACTCCCAATGAATAACTTGAGTCTGTTACACAACAATCTTCATCTGTTTCGCCTGCAAAGTCATATGCACCAACAGCACCAGTCAATAATGTTATCATATCAGCAGGTACAGCATACTGGTTATTAACCGTATGCTCGTTTTCTGCATGTTGATGACCCGTAACTGTAATTGTTGGGAAATCGTTATAAGTAGTTGATATTTCAATACCTGTGATTAAATATCCACCTTTAACCTCACCAACATTAGGTAAATCTCCTCCAAGTCCAGCAATTGCATTGAATTTATATGGGATTGTTACATCTTCTATTGTATTAAAGGTAGCCGAGAAAGAATCCCAATCTCCATTAACACCCTTAAGCTTAGCATGATCTTTTGTAAGTGTACTCGTTCTACTTTGTGGAATCCATGAACCCCCCAAACCAAACGTATCCGATGCCTCAATTGTTACTAATTCTGCTGCCATAATTATCTCCTTATTTCCTAATTCTCACTATCTGAATATACACATCTAAATTGTTGTGCCAAAACCCAATATCTATCTTTATCTTCTTCCTTAACACTAAAACATTCTGCATGAGATGTCATTTCAAATAATTGGACGTTTTCTATTCCTCTATTTGGGACTGCACCTTCTTCTGCATCTTCATCATCAATCCAATATGCAGGCATTCCATTAGCTATGTTTCCTGCTATAAATTGAGCTTCTTTCCTAGTTTTATATAATCCTACCAAAGCACCATTTACCTTAAAGTTTTTACCCGGCGTAGGACATTGATAATTCTGTGTTTCATCTTCATTACTTCCACTTAACATAAAAGTCCATACATTCATCTTCTTTGAGCTTTGAGGATCGTCCCCTATAAATGCGTTCTTTCCATTACTAGATTGAGTTATATAACATAAATATTTGAAACAAGCTTCTTCAGCCATTTGCCATGCACTTAATACTGTTTCATCTACATTCGGATTTGTATAGTCACCCATTAATTAAACTCCTCTATTTAAACTTATTTGTTTAAATTCCCCTAAATATTGCTTGTAATTCGTCTTCAATTAAAGGCAAATTACCCGTTATAGCCCGTTCAATGAATTTTGGGCCAACTTTACCACCTTTTGATTTAGATTTATCACCTAATTTATACTTACCTTCATGCACATAATACGCATATCCACCAGCTTTACTACCCGGCGGAACATAAATAATTATATCATTCCCTTTTAATCTATATTTAATAGAATTTTCTAAATCACCATTATCTTTAGGTGCATTTTCCTTTGATTTATCTACAATTAATTTACCTATATCGTGTTTAGCTTTTGTTATGCGTTTTTGTGTTTGCTTTAATAGACTTTGTAGATATCGTGTCATTTCATTTATTCCACGTATATCTATTTTTATATCAATCAAAGTAACTTATCCTCTACTCATTTTAATTCTATTCAAACCTAAATATCTACTTGCTTGTGGACAAATTAGAACACCTTGTCTAGTTGGCACAGCTTTATTTTCTTTATCTTTATCACCTTCATCTATAACATTTGAAACACCATCTTCTTCTTGTCTAGGTGTATTAAGTAAAATGTATAGAGATTGCTCACAAACAGCGTAGAATACATTATAAACATCATCATCGTCTGGATCTGACAACGTTATGCCTAAACTAACCTGAAGCTCTCTGGTAGCCTGAGTAAAAGCAGCTTCTCTATCATCTTCCGAATATTTTCTCCAGCTATACGATTGAATGTGGTGGTCAGGATAAAAATATATATCCGCATCTGCCAAAGTTTTTGTCCACGCCATTATTTTCTACCTCTTTTTAGTGATGGTTGAACTTGAACATCCATTACAACTTCTGTCCATCCAGCTTTTTTAAATTGCTCTATATCAACTTTAGGTATTCGACATTCAACACCTTTTTTTTGAACTATTGCTGTATGAGTTCTTTTGTTCATATCTAAGTTGTTTTAAAGAAAATAGGCAGGCAAGATTTTTTGACTTACCTGCCTATTTCGTATATACATTTAGTGATTAAACTTTGTAACTGTTTAGTTTAACTTCCACCAACAACACAACCACCATTGGTATCAATAACTGCACAACCAGCGTAGGTATCGAAAACAATTTGGTCACTAAGAGTTGAAGTAGACGAACTCATAGAAACTCGAATACCGAATCCCTTATAGAACGCAGACGAACTAGAAGCACTTGCAAGAGCTACAGGAGCAACAATAGCTGCCGCAACTGATTTCCTTACAAAGATCAAGTTTTCCTTCGCAGATGTAGCCGAAGTCAAACCAGTCGTCAACCAAGTAATTGCATCGCCATCCGTTTCCTCAACAACAAGTGCTGGGGAAATAGGCAATTCAATAGCTCCGCCGGATGCTGTGGCGTTCGCAGTTACAGTATAAACCTGAGTTGATCCTGCAATTGTGAAACGTCCACCCTTCGTAACCGTACCACTAGAAGTTCCGCCAGCATCATCTACCGTAATAGTAGAAACACCAAGAGCTTCAGTAGCCGCCATATGCGTAACTTCAGCCGTATCAGATTGTGCCATATCACCGCAATTCTGATCTACATACCAATCGATCCCATAAAGGCGACCAAGAGCTGCTTCCTTAATTGCCTGAACATCACCCTGATAATCCGCAGAAGTGAACTGATCCAAACTCAACATACTAGCTTCAGCAGTCGTTCCAAGAACACCAACTCTGTTAGCCATAGGAGCAAGATTATCACTCAATTCTTTACGTCCAGCAATCAACTGTGCTACCGTAGAAGGATCACTCGCTTCTCCACCAACATGATTCACCTGAAACGCTTGGACTGCTTGTTTTATGATAAACGAATCAATCGCGGTCGAAATAGCTTCTACGGCCGGTTTGGTAACGATTTCATTAAAGTCGTCCAATTCCATTGTTCTTTCTGCACTAGTCAACGTATGTGCGACATAAGGTTGTTCACTCAATTTAAGATCAACTGAGGTTTCGATTAGGTCGTTATCGGTAGTGCTTGTGTCGTCGATCCAGTCCCTAGCCGTTTGAGTGGGCGGAACTTTCACTGCAATCGTATCGCCAATTTTCTGTGCAAAAGTAGCTTCGTGATCTCTATTCACCAAGTTTCCCATTACACTGTTATTCTCAAGAAAAATAGATGCATCTCTTGCAACTATATCGCTCGTTAAAAGTGTTACTGTAGCCATAATATATTATCCTTTTGTTATTTTATTTTAATTGCTTTCGCTCTTTCTTCTACGGTCATATTCTCATCGGATTTCTTTGTAGATACTGTACCCTTCGTTGCCCCTGAACCAGTAGCTGCATTATCTGACGCCAAAATTGAAGCATAACTCTCTTTAAAAGTTACATGTGCTTCTTTTACAGCATCTTCATCATTCATGTCAATTTCACCAAAACTTCTTTCAACAGCAAGTTTAGCTAAATCTTTAGGAATAGTATCCATGAACTTAATTGTTCCACCAATCTTTTCTAATTGATAAGATTTTACTGTCGTTGCATGTTCTTTTTGTAGCAATTCATATTCTTCTTTCAGTTTTCCTTGTGCTTTAGCTGCTTTCTCAATTTCTTTCTGAACCTTATCGGAATCAGACAGATCTTTCGATTTCAGTGCTTCAAGTTCGACTTCTAATTCGTCTGCCCTTGCTTTTGCTGCTTTCTTTTCTTCAAGGATACGCGCTTTAGCTGCTTTCTCTTCATTAAGTTTTGGAGTGAGATCAATAGTTTGTGTTCCTTGAATCTCTTTTATCTCCGCTTCCGTTAAATCCAAACCTTCTACTGCTTTGAGCTTCGCTACGATTGCTTCTATTGACATGTTCTCCTCCGATCATTTAAACGTGATGACCACACTTACTAACGACTATATTACGGCTATAGCTATGCCTATTTTTCAAATAACTTATCGGTGTTATTCAAACCTATTTAAATCTCTCTACACTATTGTAAATTATCTCCGTATTAAACTGATTCAGATGACGAACTCCAATTTTGTATATAACTAGAACTAGAACTTGAATTACCTACAGAACTAGAACTTGAGCTAGATGAATCCTTAGAACTAGAACTAGAACTATATCCTACGGAGCTTGAACTAGAACTAGATGAAGCTTCTGCAACTGCTTGGTCGAATTCCTGCCATGCACCAACTCCACCCCAAGGTTCATATACCATCGTAAGATATACAACAGCAGAACTAGCCGTTTCGTTGTTTAATATAATTGTTTCGCCATTTTCGACATAAATATACCCCTGCCAAACTATATCTGTTTTAGCCGACGTAGTTACAGCAGCTAACGTTACCAATTGATTAGCTCCATTTCCTGCTGTTTTTATTTGCTGAATTGAAACCACTCCTGAAGCGGCCGCAGCAAATTTAAATTGTACATAACCAATATATCCGCTATTGGCAGTATCTATATCAACGTTTGTAGCACTAGTTGCACCTACAGACGTCCTAATTGTATTTTTGTAGTTCATTTATTTTTTCCTTTATTAATGTTTCTCTTCGCTTTATTAATAACTATTCTATCTCAATAGCTTTTTTTACATCTTCTTCTACACTATTTGGAATTAACTCTGTAATCGATTTGTTATACACAACATCCCATTCAGGTATTTCGCTATCCCAACCATTAAATATCTTTGCAATTTTTTGTTCTGCTTCTTCTAATTTTTCTGCCCTTGCTCTAATTAACATATCTAGATCAAGTGTATCCCACCGTTTAGCTTCAGCAGATTCCACTTGTTTAGACTCTTTTTTGAGCAATAAACCTACACTTTCATATAATTCGTTCTTTAAACTATCTAATTCCGACCTCATAGAACCAATAGAACTAGCATCTGGCATAAGATAAGCAGGTGTAGCATCATTTTCGTTTAATAGAATTGGATAGGCGAATCCTTTGATCATTGTGGTAGCTGTTTCTGCATTTACATCATATGCACTCATCACAGTATCCATAACAGACGCAGGAAGAACAAGTTGTGGATAAACCGTATGATAATAATTAGCGTTATTTGCACTACATAAATCTAATATAGTTCGATTAATACTTTCTAATGAATCAAACATGTGAGGTTCTTTTGAAGGTTTACCGACTAGGACAAATGGCACCTTATCTGTATAACTTAACAATATTTCTTCAACTATATGCTCGTTCTTATCTTCATCTATAATTATCTTAGTTACTTTACCTGGTTCCCAAAGTCGTCTAACTAGTTGATAATAAGGAGTTTCTAAAGGATTCTTAGCAATATATTCTCTTGTTTCTGTGATTAGCCACTGAATAGTTCCATCAGGAGAAATATACCAATCCACTACTTGATTAGCAGAATAAACCTGAGCATATGGACGTATTTTGTTCTGTGATTTATCTACTTGAGAGATTTGTGTATCTATTGGTATAGCAGGAGCATCTACACCTAACCAACACCATCCATTTACGGTAAGATAACTAGATACTTCGGCCATTAAAGTGTTAAGTGATTCGCCATTTGAAGTAATATCTTGTTCTATTTCTGTGTCTAAATTAGTTCGATTAGGTATAATTCCGAACACGTATTGGTCGATTTTAGTAACTATACGGTCTAAATAAGGTACGACATACGACATCTCTTTCCTGCCGTTTACATAAGAACCATCTTTTCTATTACCACCATTGAAATCTAGATCTGATTCTGCTGCAAATCTTGATAATCTAGCATCGATATATGGTTGACCACCGTGATAGCCTAAAATGTTAATAAACAACTGATTTTCTCTGGCAATTAACACTTCGTTTTTTCTAGTTACGAGTGTTTTAATTGGATCTGACATATTTTACTCCTTACCTAGTCTACCTAATCATTAAAATACCGCTTTTAGCTTTAGTTGATTCACCATAAATAATTGAGCATGCGTCCACTATATCGTCGTGTGCTCCTTCAGGGAATGATTTAAATTCACTAATAAACGCATCATTCCACGGTGCTTTCGCTATATGAAAATTACCTGCCTCCATTATCGCCTCATATCCTGATGCTTTCAAAGTTTTATCTCCGGGCAAATGACTCTTACGAATTATATTTCTACCGGCTAATACACCACGCATATGATTAAAAGTATCGACATACGGACCAAACGCTTCTATGTATACTCCTACACGTGGTCCATCTTTCTCTGCACGCTGTTTTATGACTGAATCCCTTTTTGGTGCCTCCCACTGTCCTCTAACTACGTTTTTGATCCACATATGCTTTAATCCTTTTGCATCTGTGGTCAATGTTCCAAGCACTCCAACCGAATAATCTGGATCACCCTTACCTCTTTGCTTTTCAGTACTAGCTAAATCCCATGCTCTCATATAAGTAACGTTGGGGAACTCATCTTCACCACAAATCTTGATATCATCGCATTTAAATCGATTACCAGAGTCCACAGTTGGTTCTTGTAAATATTGTGAAGTCCACTCTCTTAATCCAATTGCGTCCCTAATGTTAGATAATTTCTCCGCATTAAACCGTTCTGGCCATAAACTATCATATTCACCTTCTTTTATTGCAGGTAGAGATAATACATCCCAATCTTCTTTATTTGGATCTTTTAATAGAGTACCAACTAGATCATCTATATGCCAACGTGTATTTATTATGATAATAGCTCCGTCAGGTTCTAATCTTGTATAAGCTACACTCCGATACCAATCTATCACTCTTTCTCTTTTTAATATAGAATTAGCGTCTAACCTCGATTTAAAAGGATCATCAATTAACAGGATTGAGCAGCCACGACCAACGAGTGAACCACCTACTCCGCAAGCAAAATAACCTCCACTCTTCGATGTAGTCCACTCTTTTATGCTTGTAAGTGATCGCATCTTACTGGTTAATTTCTCACATAGATTAGGGAATAGCGAATCATATTTATTATCTGTTACAATTCGTCTACAATCCATGCTGTGCTTTTTTGCTATGGAATCACCGTGTCCTGCCTGCACAATTAAATCAGATGGATTACGACCTAAATACCATGCAGGAAACAATACGGATGCTGTGAGAGATTTTCCGTGCCTCGGCGGTTCTGTGATGATGAGTCGTTTAATTTCTCCACGTTCAACTGCTTCTAATTTCTCACATAATTGAATAATATGCCAAGGAGTTTCATAACCATCATATATATATTCGCAAAAATGAGAAAATGATTCTCTAGCTTTTTTTCGACGCATTTCTTCTTTGAATAATGATGGTGTATCAATCATAAATATTTTATTGCTATTCTGCCTTCTTTAATTCAATCGCCAATAAAGAGTGTAATTCATCATAAGATAGATCTTCTATTTTTTTTTCTACACTTAGGTCAATTTTTTGAGGACTTTCCCAATTTTCAAGCTTTGCTAACGTTTCAATTGCTTTTATTTGAGTTTGGTGTGTTACTTTATCGTTTACATTAGCCTCAATTTTTTTTGTTAATACACTCTTACATTTTATCAAACTTGCTATAATAGCATCTGTTGATTTTGTTTGTAATTCTTTAATATGTGCCTTTACAAGTGGATTCTGCATCAGATTAGAGGCGCGAACCGAAGCATGTTTCCCTACATAGCCAGCCTGCAAATATGCGGTATCTAATGGTGTGCCAATAACTACTGCCTCTGCAAATTTAAGTTGACGTGGATTGATTTGTTTACTCATTTTTACTCATTTTTACTAATTTAATCCTTACACTGTTAGATATTTACTCCGTATTACTATGAATTTCAACTAAACTAACGGTTTGAATTCACCAAAGTATTTTATCTCCGCTGCTTTTCTAGATTTCACCGCATCTTCTATATCGTCAAATAAACCTAGATGTTTACTTTTGCCACTAACTTTTATTCTAGATAGCCATTTA